GAAAAGTGAAGAGTGAAAAGTGAAGTTAGCTGTGGACACTCGCTGGCTACATTCTTCGTTCTTCACTCTTCACTCCCTCCGTTCTTCGTTCTTCGTTCTTCGTTCTTCACTCCCTCCGCTCCCCTCACCATATCTGTGATTGATCGTTGAGTTTAGGGGCGTGGGAGGGGAAGAGGATGTTGCGCTCGCCCAGCTCATAGCATAGGGCGGTGTAGTACTCCTTGAGGGCTTCTAAGTTCCAGCTTTGGGAGTAGGCACCTTCGCTTTTCTTCAGGGAGGCGGGTGCCAGTATCAGGGAGAAGAATTGGTAGATGGCTCTGTCGCAGCGGGCTATCTCCACGGGGGCTTGTGGAGATAGCTGCGCTTTGAGCAGAAGCAGCTCGAGGGTTTCCTTCTCTATCCCTAAGGGTGAGAGGGTGCGGCTCAGGTATAGAGCATTGGTCATTAGTTCTTGTTCCATGAGGTGCTGTTGGTTTGCATAAGGATGGAGCGAGCGGCGAGGTTCCAGGCAGGGAAGAGGTTGGCGATACCCTCGGTGACCTCACGCACGGGGGATTCTTCGGAATACTTCTTGATGAGGGTATGCCCGTGGAGCACCTTTAGGGCGTGGGAGGAAGTCATCTTCATGTCGATAGGGGCTTTCCAGTAGGTGTTGCCCAAGACCTTGCTTTCGGAGAAGAGAATCACGTCGTCCTCAAAGGGATTGCCCGTTCTTGTCTCCCCACTGATGGATTGCAAGGAGATCTCCTGGTCGATGACGATGATCTGCAAACCGCGATAAGTCTCGGCATGCTTGGCAAGGTAGGCATTGACGGTACTCAGGTCAGGAGCATCGGCAAGGGGAGCATTGGCATAGGGAGCACAGCGCTTGCCTACTTCCTCTTGTGAGGCAAACTTGAGGAAGGTATCCACATTCATAAAGGCATATTTGTAAGAAACCCCGTGGAGTAGTTGCCCTAAGCGCAAGGCCTTGATGAAGTCCTTGGAGAGGGGTTTTCCGGTGGTATTATTGTTGTAAGAGGCCTCTACTCCTATTTTCTGAGCGGCAGGGATTTGGTAATCCAAGTCGTACTGACTTACTACAGAAGCGTTGTTTTCGGTAGTCAGCGAGAAGCGTCCTAAGGAAATCTGTTGGAGTGCCATCCATTCGGCACGAGCAGCGATACCATGCCAACAGGCCTTGGTGTCATCAGCCCAGAACTCGATAAGGGAGAGCATATCGGGGTTGGCGCCACAGGCAGCCACCATTAGGTCGTACTCAGTGAGTTCGTCCTCATTCTTCTCGCGAGCGATGGAGAGCTTAGGGATATCCCCAGAGAGCTTAGAGAGTCCTTTGCGGTTTTTCTTAGGAATAGAAGCGCCACGAGCGATGATATCTCCGGCTACTTTCAGCCCTGCTTGTCCCTGAAGCATACGCCACGAGAGGGTAGAAGCCTCTCGCAAAGGAAAAAGAGTAGGATAATAATATTGTTCGAGATTGTAGGAGCCTACAACCGCTTGCAAATCGGTCTGGTTAAGACCTGTCATAAGTGATGCGTTCATTTTTTTTAATAATTAGAGAATAATGAATAATGAATAATGAACAATGATTAATGATTGACCATTGATCATTGAAAATTAATTATTGATCATTGAAAATTGATCATTATAAAAAGATAACTCCTTTGAGGGCGTCTTTGATGGTTTTAGGCATAGGGGGCATGAGGGCTTCACTCACTACGCAACTCACCCAAGCGGCACAGAAAAGGTTGTCGCGCATAGGCACCAAGTAGGTGTAGGAGGCTAAAGCCACGGGGGTCACCTTGGGGAGGAGGTCATTGCCCTTGGACTGGAATAGGGGTGTTTCTTTAGGGAGTTCCACTCCTAAAGCCGTCTCAAGAGTCAGGAGGTCATACTCAGGGTTTTGCTTATTGACTGTTTTGATTTTCTGCCCCTTAGCGGTATCCGCAGCGATATAGTCTCCAGGGAGGAAGTGATGTCCCTTGGCAATCTTTATCTCAGTAGCAGAGGCGCTTGTCAGGGTAGTGGAGGTTCGGGCTGTTTTTACGGCGGCATAGCGCCCGAGGGAGTCCTTGCCGATAGGCGTTCCTGCGATGAGTTTAGCACCCCCTAAGACCTCTGTTGTAATGGTTACCCCTCCGGAGAGGTCGGCCAGGGTGTGCATAAAAAGACCTGGAGAGGGGTAGGATTCGGTAATGTGTAATTTCATAGGTCGTTGTTGGTAAAAGAGTTATACTTGTTTTCCTTTGAATTGTTGCTGCGCGTTGGCTTGGAGTTGGATAAAAGAGACCACCGCAGGAGAGACATTCTGGCGCGGTGTCTCCTTGGTGTAAAAAGGCGGGTGTTGTAATGCCAAGCTTCTGTTGGCGAGGGTTTGATTTGCCTGTTGTACGTCATTTTTCTTTTGTTGTAAATATTGTTCGAAATCGGCAGGGGTAGCAAAGTGCATTAGGGGGAAGTCGCGGAGACTCTGCATGCGGAAATTGCTATCTTGGCACTGGGCGAGTACCTCCTGAAGGCGGTTGTGTTGTAGCTGTTGTTTTTGTTGTGTCTCGAATAGGCTTAGGCGCTGTTCGAAAGCCAGCACAGCCTTTCGTACACTCTCCTCGATGCGCTTGTCCAAGGAGTCCGCAGCACTTGGGGTATCCCCTGCTACAGAGGGAGTTGTGCCTGTCGGGGTGGGGATTGTTGCCGCAAGATAGTCCGCCACTTGCTCTGTGGTGAGCTTATTGACCAAGGCTTGTCCTTGGTGAGCATCAGGCTGTTGGGCAGCCAAGGAAGCAGCTAAGGACTCCAAGTGAGCGGCATTCATTCCTGAAAATTTCTCTGTCAAGAGCGATAAAAATTCTTCTTTGTTCATGGTTTTAGGATTATGAGGTATTAGGGTTTCGTAGACTAACGCCTAAAACCTGTTTTAAATTCGATGCAAAAGTACAACATTTTTGACGTACAAGTCAAGAAGAATTGTTGTGAGAAATGAGAATAGAAGTGGGAGGGGAGAGGGCAGTGAAAAGTGAAGAGTGAAAAGTG